TTACCTATAAAGACCTTGACAAAAGATGTCAAATATAGTATAGTAGCAAGATTAACTATTATAAATAGTTATGTATTGAAAAATACACAAATAAACATACGATAAAATATAATAACATAAGGAGAAAATATATGTCATTAGATAGTCTAAAGAGCAGTGGCTCACTTAATAAGTTGTTAGATGCAGCTAAAGGTGAAACTGCACCCCAAGAGAAAAAATCATATGTAGATGAAAGACTGTGGAAACCAGAACTAGATAAATCTGGTAATGGTTATGCAGTACTTCGTTTTCTACCAGCTGTAAAAGGTGAAGACTTGCCATGGGCAAAAGTTTGGAATCATGCATTTCAAGGCCCAACAGGTCAATGGTACATTGAAAACTCTCTTACAACACTCAATCAGAAAGACCCTGTGTCTGAACATAATACAGCATTATGGAATACAGGTTTAGAATCTGACAAAGAAATTGCTCGTAAGCAGAAAAGAAAATTGCAATACTTCTCAAACATTTATGTGGTAAGTGATGCAAAACATCCAGAGAATGAAGGCAAAGTGTTCTTGTTCCGCTATGGGAAAAAAATCTTTGATAAGCTAACTGCTGCTATGTCACCAGAGTTTGAAGATGAAAAGGCAATCAACCCATTTGATTTTTGGGAAGGTGCTAACTTCAAATTAAAAATCAGAAAAGTAGATGGATATTGGAACTATGATAAATCAGAGTTTGAAGATACATCAAAACTTTTTGAGGATGATGGTGAAGCAGATAAAGTTTGGCAGTCACAACACTCTCTTGCAGAGTATACTGCTCCAACAAACTTTAAATCATATGATGAACTAAAAACTAGACTTGATGCAGTCCTTTCTGGCACTGTGAAAGTTGGTAATGTTGCTGATGATTTGGATGATGCTCCTGTAGCAAAACCAAAAGTTGATACAAAACCACAAGCTACTAAAGTGGAAACACCAGTAGTTGAGGAAGATGATACATTAGCATATTTTGAAAAACTAGCTGAGTAACCTACCGAGTGCCTCTATTCTATAGGGGCACTTTTTTCATATGATTCCACACAATCCTTATAAATACCTGTATGGCAAGAAGTAAATATATTCAAAGTGTCTTAAAGGCAGCAGGTGGTAGACCTAAATCAACCCAATGGTTTCGTGATAAAATCAAAGAGTTTGGAACACCAAAGTCTGCTGACTTAATTCGTGATGGTAAAAGAACATCAAAGCCTACTTTTGGTATACTAAATATGTTTGTATATGACCCTAAACTAAAGGATAAACTACCATACTATGATACATTTCCTTTAGTATTACCCATTGAAGAATATAACAATGGATTTTTAGGAATCAATTTACATTATCTATCTATGCCTATGAGAATTAGACTATTGGATAGACTAATGGACTATAGTAATAATGATAAGTTTGATAAAACTACTAAATTAAGAACTAATTATAGTAATCTAAAAAAAGTAGATTTAATTAAACCTTGTCTAAAAAGATATTTGGCAGGTAATGTGAAAACAAAATTTAGAAAAGTAGGGGCAGATGAATTTATAGTTGCAACACTATTGCCTGTGCAGAGATTTAAGAAACAATCTGACAGTCACATATTTGCAAAATCAAGAGGACTAGTATAATGGCTGACTTAGGTCAATTTATAGAATCAAGTGCCGCTCTTACCATACAAGAGATATTAGCACCATTTAGAGATGGTGAGGGTATTGCAAAACCATCTCAATATGAAGTATTGTTTTTCCCACCAACAGGTTATTCAGGTTCAGGTGGAAAAGGTAAATCAGATAATTTTATGGTTGATATTTTGCAAGACAGTCTTGGTAGGGGTGAACAAAGAGAAGTTTCTATGCAATGTCATAAAATTAATTTTCCAGGCAGGACTTTAGATTCAGTGCCAGATACGAATATTTATGGCCCAACAAGAGAAATAGTAAATGGATTTTCTTTTGCAGAAATTAGTGCAAGTTTTTATCAATCAAATAACTATAAAGAAAAACAATTTTTTGAAACATGGCAAAGATTAGCATATGATGCTAACTCATGGGCAATACAATATTATGATGACTATGTTGGTAAAATTGAGATATATAGTTTAGACAATGATGGTGCAAGAAGATATGGAGTTCAGTTAGTAGAGTGTTTTCCAAAAACAATATCTTCACAAAGTTTAGATGCAACACCATCTACTATGGCACAAACTTGTGATGTATCATTTAGTTACAGATATTGGAAAAATCTAACAGATGAAGCAAACTTACCAACAGAAATAATAGATACTTTTCAAAGAATTCTTGCGAATCAAGTGGAAAGAGAACTTACAAAAAATATACCTAAAGTATTAAGAAAACTATAAAATTAAGGAGTGAAAAATTATGGCATTACCTAAACTTGAAACGAAAACTTATACCTTAACCTTACCATCAACAGGTGAAGAAATTAAGTATAGACCTTTCCTAGTGAAAGAACAAAAAACATTGTTGATGGCACAAGAATCAAAAACTGATGATGAAATAGTTGATGCAATGAGTCAATTAATATCAGACTGTACATTTGGAAAAGTAAATCCAACAACTTGTCCAATGTTTGATGCAGAATATATCTTTTTAAAACTAAGAGCAAAATCTGTTGGTGAGAATGTAGAAATACAAGTCACTTGCCCAGATGATGAAAAAACAAAAGTAAATGTATCACTCAACCTTAATGATATAGAATGTAATATGGAAGATGACCACATTAATGTAATACAATTGACAGATAAAGTTAAGATTGTTTTTACTTATCCTTTATTAAGTTCATTTAAAAATGTTAAAGATAGTAATCAAACAGAATCACTATTTAATATTATATCTGATAGTATTTCAGAGATACATTTTGATGAACAAATTTATAACAAAGTGGACATGTCTAAAAAGGAATTAACAGAATTTATTGAATCTTTGACTACTGAACAATTTGAATCTATATCTAAATTCTTTGAGTCAATGCCAAAATTAAGACATGTTGTTGAAGTAACAAATCCGAATACTAAAGTAAAAAGTGAAGTCGTAATACAAGGACTTCAAAGTTTTTTAGTATAGGGCTCTCTCATGAGAGCCTAACAAATTACTATAAAAGTAATTTTGCACTCATGCAACATCATAAATACTCATTAACAGAGTTAGATAGCATGATGCCATGGGAGAGAGAAATCTATATTGGTTTAGTGGTAAAACATGTTGAAGAAGAAAATAGAAAAATGGAAGAACAAAATAAAAAAATGAGGCAAAAATAAATGGCAATGGATGAAGGCACAAAGTTATTGCTTGCACATATGCAAGAAAACAATGCATTAACTAAAGAGCTACTAAAAGAAAAGAAAAAAGATGATACACCCACAGAGCGTATTGCTGACCAATTGCCTGAAATAGCCGCTGATAAATATTTCTTAAGCCAACAAATAGAGAGTGACAAGGATATAAGTAAAAGAGATGAATCTGATAGTTTTCTACAAATAATAGCAATAACTTTATCAGACCAATATAAAGTATCAACTAGATTTTATGCAGAAATGTTTTATTATTTAGGTCAAATAACTAAAGAAAGTAATGCTTTTCAGGTTAATTCCTTATCTAAAACTAAAGAGGGTCAAACAGTTGCTATGTCTGCACTAGGAGAATATTTCTTAGCGACCATGAAACCTATAAGAAAGAATACCAAGATGATGATAGAGAAAATTTCTAATAAAGTTGGAAAACCTCTTGAAGATTTATTGAAAAGTGATAAAGAAAAAAGTAAAAATGACCTAACACCATCACAAAAAAAAGAGGAAAAGAAAGAAGAACAGACTAGATTGGGAAGTATGTTTCGAAAATTAGGTGGAGCTTTTAGCGGTGTTGGTAAATTTTTAGGAGATAAAATTAAAAACTTATCTAAGAGTTTGCTTGGTAAAACAGGATTAGTAACACTTGTAGTACTAGCCATTTTAGCTTTAACTAGTGTAAGTAAAAAATTAAGTGAAACAGTTGTAGGACTTGCATTAAGTTTTGGTTCTCTTTTTAAAAATCTTTTTAATATGGATTTTAGTAGTGTTGGTGGTTTTTTTGGTTCATTAGGTACTTTTTTAGCTGAGGGATTTACTGCCTTAGGTGTTATGTTAGCATACTATTTTAAAACAAAAATTATTGGAAAACTTTTTGGTGGTATTAAAGCTGCATTTTTAAAAGTCCTTGCATTTTTTAATAGAAATGAATTAGGAAAAGCTATGAAGGCCTTAGGAAAAGTTTTACTTAGATTTGTTGCATGGCCAATAGGAATAATTTTAGGTGTGTTAGATTTTATTAATGCATTTAATAAAGAAATGTTTGAGGGAAGTGGTAGTTTTTTAAAATCACTTGGAGCGGGTCTTACGGCTCTCATAATGGGATTTGTTGACCCTATTGTAGCTCTAATTCAATTCATAGGAAAAGTCTTATCTCTACCTATGATATTACTCGGTAATATGGTTAAAGAATTATATCGTTTCCTTTCTTCACCTTTGTCATATGATTTTGATGGTATAGGTGGGCGTTTAACACAAGGTATGCCATTTTTCGATAGTGGTGCATCACCATCAACCCCTAATCTTTCAGCATCAGCTATGGGGTCTACAGGTGGTAATACTTATGTTATCAGTACAAATAATATTGATGCTTCATCTAATGCACAAAATCATTCACACACAAATACAAATATTACAGATTCACAAGCAGATAATACAGGATTATAGGGAGAATAAAATGTCAGAGATAGAAACTAAAAAAGTAAATATAGAACTAGAAGTAGATACTAATGTTGTTAATTCTAGTAAAAACAAATATCAATCATGGATAGACATGGCGAAAGCTGTGGATGCATGGAGAATATTCCCACGACTATTTTTAACAGTATACATTATATTGTTATACAAATGTGTTATTTGGTATATGAACTTGTCTGCTCCAACTATGGAACAGTCTGGGTTGATAAGTATCGTTGTAGGTGCTGGTGCCGCTTGGTTTGGTTTATATACAGGAACGAGTAAAAAGTAATTAACTAGGATTTAGGTGGTCTTCAGTTAGTATCTTAAATTCCATGTTATGGTCTAGACAGAACTCAGTCGCAGACTTCCATTTAGCCTTGTTTATACCCCATGTCTTGACTTTGTTATACCAAACACCTGTTCTTCTCTTAGGATTCCTTTCTGGGGGTGTACATTGATGTTTAGGTTTAACTTCAATAATATACTTCTTGATACTACCATTTTTAGTACGAACTTTGATATAGAAATCAGGGAAATATCTATGATAACGACCATCCCATGGCGATACATAAGGAATGACTAATTCTTCACTACCCCATTCTATAATAGATTTAGTAGTATCACAGTACTTCATCATCTTCAATTCCCATGAAGAACGATACACTATTTCTTTAATATCACCTTGATACTTGGTAGGATATTTCGGTTTAAACTTACCTTTATATGTCATAATCGTTATAAATACTTTAAATTATATAGGACTATTTAGACATGCCACTAGACAATTTAAAAAATGTAGGTAAATCCATAGCTAGAGGGATAGTAGGTAAAAATCTAACGAGAGTAGCTGGTGGTATCGCTGGATTAATAGGTGGACCTAATAGAAAAGATTCATCAGACATATCACCATTAAGAAGTTCAACTTCAACAACCACTTTATCATTTCCACTTGATAATACTAATGTAGACCCATCTTTAGGTAATCATGGACACTACATGATGTTCTTTATTAATGAACAAGAAAGTGCAAAAGTAAGATTTGACAATATGCAAGATAAGTTATCAGTAGATGGCGAAACATTAGGCACAAGAAATTTAAAAAGACATTTAGAAAAGAATTTGGGGTTTACAGGTTCTTTCGATAAAATATTTGATAGTAAGACTGGTAAGTTTAAAGAAAAACCAACTAAACTACAATCACAAGCTTTTGACGGAAAAAACGGACCTGGTCAATACTTATTTGGTAAAGATTCTGCAAAATATAAAAAAGGTTTTGGTGGAGCAGCTTTAAAAACTGGTGATATTAATAAAACAGGTTACACTTCAAGAAAAAATCAAAAACAAACAATTAGTATTGAAAGACCACCAACAAGAAGATTAGACACATGTATCACCATGTATATGCCTGCTGAGGTAAAAGTAAACTATAAGGCAGATTACAGTGACACAAAAATAGGAAGTGGAACACAATTAGCTTCACAAGTTCTTGGACAAGTTGCTAATGGTGCTTCAATATCTGCTGGAGCTGAAACTTTAGGAAATCAAGCTATGCCTACTGTTGAAGCAATTGGTACAAATGCTTTAGGGGATGTAGTGGGTGCTATACCAGTATTTTCTGGTGCTAAAGAAGCTTATGAAATGAATTCAGGTGTTATTTTAACTGATAGAATGGAACTTGCATTTAAAGGTATAGGTAAAAGAACTTTTTCATACACATTTAAAATGATGCCAAGAAGTGAAGATGAAGCCAATGAGGTAAAAAGAATTGTTGATATGTTTAAATTTCATATGTTACCTGAGATGACTTCAGGACAAAGAGGAAGATTTATGAGTTATCCATCAACATTTGATATTAAATATATGTTCTTAAATACAGAAAATAATTATTTAAACAAAGTTTCAGAGTGTTATCTAGAAACTATGGATGTAAATTATGGTGGCGATAGATTTAGAGCACACAAAGGTAATACTACTGGCGCCCCACCTATTGAAACAAGTATGACTTTAACCTTTAAAGAGATAGAACTTATCACAAGAGATAAAGCAGCAGATGGATTCTAATTATGTACTTTGATAATTTTCCAACAATAATATACGATTCTGAAAAAGAGGGTGAATATAAAGATGTTAAGAATTTACTTAGGCGTGTAGGTATTAGAGCAAAAGTAAGAACTAACACTTTACTATACGATACTTACGATATAAGAAATGGTGAAACACCAGAATCTATTGCACATAAACTTTATGATGATGCTGAATTACACTGGGTAATTATGTTAGTAAATAATATTACAGATAGATATCATGATTGGCCAATGACAGAAGCACAGTTTTTACAGTTTATAAAAGATAAGTATGATGATGTTAATGGTACACATCATTATGAAATATCTCAAACCTCTGGTAATACATCTATTAAAATAGATATTGGAACTGATAATACCAATTATTCAAATGCAACTCTAATTACTAATTATGAGTATGAACAAGAACAACAAGATAGTAAAAGAAAAATAAGACTATTAGACCCATCTTACATAGAACCATTTGTTGAAGAATTTAAATCATTAATGAATGAATCAATAATATAATGAATGGTATAAGAAACGCTGGAGAGTATATACTCACTGAACTAAAACTATTTACTAGCACTGGTGAAGTAATTAATTTAAATAGTAATTATACATTACTTGACATATATGAAAATATGTTTTCTAATGGTTTAACTGGAACAGTAACAATTATAGATACAAATAATTTAATTATGAATGCACCTATCATAGGACAAGAGTTTTTGGCATTTAAAATAATGACACCAGGCCTTGATAATATACCAATAGATTTTACTAAGCATGTTATGGCAGTATATAAAATAGATTTAAGAAAATCTAGCAGAGGTAATGAGGTGTTTCAATTACATTTCTGTTCACCAGAATTATTGAGAAATAATAGAGTTAGACTTTCAAAATCATATGATGGTAATATAAGTGACATAGTAAATATAATATTAAAAGATAAAAAATCTATAAACACAAAAAAAGAATTATTCATTGAATCAACTTTAGGTAACAAAAAAATAGTATCACCAAATAAAAACCCATATTCATTGATTAAAGATTTAACAACTGATGCTATCGGTGAAAATGGCTCACCACATTTTGTATTTTTTGAAAATTTAGATGGAATACATTTTAGAACCCTTGATAGTTTGTATAATATAGGTAGTGTAGGTGATTTTACAGTATCAGATAAGGGAAGTATTGATTTTCAAAAAGGTGGTATAACTAACATAGAAGAAGAATTAAAAAGAGTATTAGATTATGAAATAACTTCTAATAATGATACAAAAAGAAATATTAAAAGTGGTATGTTTGCATCTAAAACTATATCACATAACATATATCAAAAAAACTTTGATGTTAAGACATATGATTACTTTGATGACTTTGATGATTATGGTAGAGTCGCTAGTGGGGGTAGTAATTTTCCTATATACAATAAAGGTGCAGTAGATTTTGCAAATAAATTAAGTGACTTTAAAGATGCTAGAGTATACATGCATAGTACATCAAAAGATACAAATGGACTTGATACCCAACATTACATTGAAACAAGTACAAATTATACACCAAATGATATTGAAAAAACCATTGCACATAGAGTATCTAAAAATTCAGAGTTAGACAATGGTGTTAAAATTAATATGCAAATAAATGGAAATACAACAATTAGAGCAGGGTCAATTATAGATTTCGAATTACCCCTTGTCGGCACATCACACACAGATGATAATTATGATGTCTATCACTCTGGTAAATTTTTAATAACTAAAGCAAGACACTCTTTTGATAAAAAAGGTTCTAAATATTCAATATATATGAGCATAGTTAAAGATTCATTTAATAAAGAACTGCCAGATGGTGGTTCAGAAGCACAACAACCAACAGGAGGGCAACTATAGTAAACTATATCATGTATAATTAATTAACAATTTGGAGTTTTAGAATGACAAACAAATACAAAAACAAAATTAAAAACATGAAATTTTTGAGTCAAACACGAACAAGGATGATACCTGAAAAACTTGACATAAATAAGTTAAAAGAACACTATAGAGATAAAGAAACAAATGAAGAGCTATACAGATTTACAAGAGGGGTTGTATGACCCAAATATATTTAAGGCATTCTTTCTAGCTGGTGGGCCAGGTAGTGGTAAGTCATATGTAGTAAAAAAGTCTACAGGTGGAACTGGTCTAAAGATTGTCAACTCTGATGATGTCTTTGAGAAATATTTAAAACAAGCAAAACTTGATTTTAAGATGTCTGCAACACAAGGAAAGGCTAGAGATGCATTAAGAACTAAAGCAAAAGTAATAACTGCCAAAAGAAAAGATAATTATCTAGAAGGGCGTTTAGGTTTAGTTATTGATGGCACAGGTAAAGACTTTAATAAGATATCATCACAAGCAGCAGGACTAAGACAACTTGGTTATGATACACACATGATATTTGTAAATACAACATTAGAAGTTGCACTACAAAGAAATCAAGAAAGAGATAGAACAGTGCCAGAAAAAGTTGCAATTGATTCATGGAAACAAGT